ACCATATTAATGGAGGGTGGAAATGCTGAACTTAAAGAAAGTTGCAAGAACAACGAAATAGTCGGTGTTCAGTCATTCAAATCGTCCGATGAAACCGGTGATGGAACCGATGAGTTTGTACACGTTATACGGTCTGTTTTACAGAAACATCGATTTCCTGTTGTAGTTAAAATACACGATTCCCAAAGCTATTTTGTGGAAAAGGAGCTTTTCGCTTTGAATCGACTTGCGGATTTTGAGAATTCGGTCAAGAAAATATGCGATTTTAGCTGTCTTGACGATAAATCTCGATGGAAAAATATGATACATTCCCCCGTGAAATTTTGCAACAACAAACACGACAAATTACATTTTATTGTTCTCGAGTACATTGATAACGGGGATATAGAATCCTTTTTGGCAAAAAATCCGTCTCGGCCAACAATATGCTCTTTGTTTCTACAAGTCGAACTTGCGATTATAAAATTAGCGTTGGATTATAGATTAAGCCATGGCGATCTAAACTCGGGTAACATAATGATATCTGCGACCGAAAAATCGCGAATCCATTATAGAGTTCTCGACAAGGAATATAGAATAACCTCTCACGGAATACTACCCAAGTTGATAGATTATGGTAGATGTACCAAGTATGTAGGCAAGATCTACCCCAGCTACATTTTAGACGATATTTACACGTGCTTATCTGTACTGGTGATGTATATTAAGGATGAAGAGTTGAAAGCCGTTTTGAAAGAATTTATTTACGACGAATCGAGAACCAATAGTACTGATTTGGCGAGGGTTTTGATGGAAACGAAGCGGGTATTTGAGGGGTTTGCGTGAAAAAATATTCCCAAGCGTAATTGGGAATATTTTTCCTTTTTATTTGTTTTTAATCACACTGCTCACATCCAGTCGAGCTCACCTGCATCGGCCTTACGGATCAAGTCAGTAACCTTTTTTGTGTTTTCCTTTTGCAGGGCTTTGGAGCGCTGCTCCTCGGCCTTCTGCTGGGCTGCCGCCTTCTCTTGCTGACGGCGGGTCAACTGGGTCTCGTACCCGCGCTTACCTCTTCCTCCGGAGGTCTGGCTCCCCCAACCCATCGCTCGGTCGAAGGACTTGTCGGTGGCAATCGAAGTGACAGTGGGTGCGGACATGGTTGTTGTTGGTGTTGTTGTTCAAGGGCTATTGTTAGACCTTTTGTAGAAATTTAATTCAATTTTGCAGGGAAACCTACGGTTTCCCCTGCGACCCCTTCCCTTAAATGTATAACATGGTAGCCAAGATAGTTTAAAAAGATCATTTACTGTTTAAGGAAGGGATCTTAAGGGAAACCTTGGTTTCCCTTAAAATTGAATCAAATTGTTATGAAATGTTGAACTGTACCCCAAACTGACCCAACTAGTATATGCAAAATGTCTCGCCTGGTTACCTTCACTACGTGCTCCGGTTGCTTCCCCGTGTACCAACCCAACCAACTGGCTCATTGCGAGCCGGGCGGTTGCTTGTGGTGCGCCTCCGCAGAGGAAAACAACCAGTTGATGGTGGATGGACCGCTCGACACCCTCTTCGAGGGTGGTGGAGATATGGGCGAAGCAGGTACGGTAAGTTCTGAATCTGTCACCAGTGTGACCGAGGATTCCGCCAGCACCAACGAGTGTTGCATTTGCTACGACACGATTGATGCCCAGAAAAACAACTGCACCACGGAGTGTGGTCATAAATTCTGTTTCAAGTGTCTCGCGACCTCGATGGTCCATAACAACTTCTCCTGCCCGTGTTGCCGGACCCAGCTCGTGGAGACTTCGGAGGATTCCGACGAAGAGGAAGGTGAGTACGACGAGGATGAAGATGATGAGGAGGACGGTGAAGACGGTGAGGGTGATGACAACAGTGTGGTCGAGTGCGACCTCGATGAGCTGTCGCGTCGTCTGGAGGCGAGCGGTTTCAAGATGCAAGATGTTTTGGCGATGTTGGTGGGTCGGTATGCTAAGGACGCGACCGATCTCGCTATCTACGAGATGAACAAGAAGTTTGACACGATCATTGATGAGGCTGATGGTGAGGCATTCGAGAACGACGCGATGGGTCAGGAGGATTTTCGCCGTGCGGCGGTAGCTGTTTGAGTAGGATAGTTTGTATTGTAATAATGTTTTTTATGATAAGGTGTAAGATATCAACTTATCATAAAAAGGAGTTAAAAATTGTAATTATAAGCTGTTTATATGGATACAAACGATAACTGTGACTCAAAAACGAATGGCGAGGAGCTCTTTTTCTCGAAAATAAAGGATAAAATTAATATTATATTTGATGTGGGCTGCCGCGCAAGTAGTGTTTTTACCGAGTTTGAAGGGGAAGTTCATTATTTTGACCCGGTCAGCGGTTTTATAGAAGATTTGAAAGGTCAGGCTAACTCGAACAAGTCTTCGTACTTTAATAATTTCGGATTAGGAAATGAAGACAAAGAAATGTACTATTATCCGAGATACGAATCATTCTATGATAGAATAGTTAGTTGCCATGAAAGTGACGATTCTAATAAGGTTTTATTGAAAATCAAAAAGGGGAAAGATTATGTGATTGAAAAAAATATCCGTAACATAGATTTTCTTAAAATAGATACTGAGGGTTACGAGTTAAATGTTTTACAAGGATTCGGAGATTTCTTAGAAAATGTTAAGATTATACAATTTGAATACGGTGGAACATTTTTAGATAATAATGTCAAACTGATAGAAGTAATAAATTATTTACATCAAAGGGGATTTTATAAATTCTCTTACATAACCACCTATGGTACCGAACTTATAAGCGACTTTACTGACCATTACGAATACTGTAATATTGTTTGTATTAATAAGAATAGCGACATTAACCCGATGTAAACCTTTGCACTTAAGTAGCTGTTTGAGTCGGATAGTTTGTTTATTATTGCAATAATCAACAAACTTTTTTACGCATCGGAATCATCAGATTCGGATTCAGACTCGTCAGATTCTTCAGACTCGTCGCATTCCTGGTATGAGATGTACTCGGTTACTTCATCGATGATTCCCAACAATCGCGCTTTATCTATGTTGTCGTAGTCGAATAAGTAGGGGTTCGTCCAGAAGTCCGGGTTTTTCAGCTGGTTTTCGATCTTGGGTAAACACATCATATGTGTCTTTTCAGTAGAATTGCCTATAAACTGCTTTTCAATCAGCACGTATTCGGGGATAACATAAAAGTACTTCTTATCGTCACAGTTCAACCAATAAATATCGTTATCCCCAATATCGTACTGCTTACTAGTCTTATGTTTACCGTCATCTATTCTACCATTGTTTTTTGCTAATCCAAACAACGGATTACCTTTTTTGACAAACCCACCTACTTTTTCCTGTACCTTAATGCCAGGCTCTATTAAGAAATCCACCACCGTTCCCTCCATATCTCCATTCGTAAATGTCAAGAAATCTATCTTTGATTCGCGATATTTACGAAATTCTTTCTCGCGTTGTTGGTAGATATTTACCGGTCTATCCAGCGTTTCAAAGTCGAATTTAGGGGTAGAGTTGTATAGTTCCATCATCCTATTTGCTATGTTATCTTTGGTTACCTCGTATTGGTCGTATTTTGATTTGTTATCCCCGACGGCGACCTTACGTACACCGTTCAAATGTTCGTACGGAATTGCCCACATACGTTTATCGTCTCCACATACACAGAAAACGATAAAGTTGTCGTAACCGGTTCTTAAATGAAATCCGTATCCACGCTTGGACTTATGGGTGGTTTTGAACTGGATGCCAATCCATTCGTCATCGGAAACGGATTTCGGTTTGAAAATGACATCCACTTTGCATCCGTCAAAAGCCTTCACAACATCAAACTGATGTTGTAGCAATCCCTTGAAGTACTGAATGCAGTCGTATTCCAATTTGAGAAACTCGGTTTTGTCTTTTTGTAACTTCTCCTTCATTCGGCTTTTATTTCTTGTGATTGCACACGCGGGGCAAATGACTCCGGTTTTTCGATTCTTGAATACATTAAAATATACATTGTGTTCGTGACCACAGCTGGCTATGTAGTCCAATTTGAAAGAGCATCTACCTTTATAGTCCTCTTTTATTTGCAGGTATTCGTCGTAAGAATTCAACAATCTGCATTTCTCGTTCGCAAAAGTTTGTTTGACACGTTCGTACGCAAATGGGTTACTCATTTTATATACATTACACCCTTGAACATTTATAATGGCACGGTTTTATATTTTTTCATAAAAATATATAAAGTTTTTTTTATATTATAATTGTAAATGCGTCTCAAAACTGAATTATATGCGAAAGAACAAGATGATACCATTGATAAAATTATTCAAATTATTGGAATTACCACTGAAAATAACACAATTACGCTTTATGAAATTGATAATAACGAAATTATAAAACAACAACTTATGGAATTGATACCAGAAATTCGTACATGGTTCTCTTTTGGACATATTAATCCTGTTAGTAACCCCGATAAATACAAACGACCTTACATTTCTATTTTGCGACAAATACCTAAAAAATATTATATTGTTTCTCAAAAAGAAATTGGAATGACCATCAATGGAACATTTATACGAACACAGCAATATAGTTTTCAAAAAAGAACTTAAAGAAAAAGTTTGATTGTATTATATCAATTCCGTATATTTCTACGAAATAAAAATATTTAGGAAGAATATAGGAATGTCCATCAAAGAAAAACCTCCCGAGTATTTCAAATCTGTTAAAACTTCCCTCAAAAGTATCCTCAAACACCCTGACATCAATGTCAAGAAAATCAACGATGCCGTCTTAAAATCCAACAAAATTGTCATTCATACTCTACAATTTTTGAAACTCTATTTGCTTCATCATTATGAACTACACTCTTCATTACCACCTGTTAATCATTTACTCATCAATACCACCATGAAAATTCTTTGTGATGTCAAAGAAGACAAACGAGGCAGACCGAAAAAAGAAACGACCGCACATATGTATGAAACACTCACTGCTTTTTACCAAGAACATTACCAACCTACCACGCAACCTGACCAATTAGATTATACTTATTTGAACAATGTATTGGAATACTTGACAGAAGACATTCAAACCATGTACGAAAACAACATACAACTTCATTATGTGGATTATGTGGAACGATATGTCAATGTGGTATGGAAACAAAAGTATCTTACCGAGAAAATAAGAAAACTAGGAAAAACCAAAGCGGAACGAGAACAACGAATACGCAAACTTTATAAAACAATGAGAAACATCAAAGACGACCTACTCAATGTAGAAAACAAAGAATACAAATCACCCTCGTTTTATCATGTGTGGATTACCCAACAAAAACAACATATCCTACCCACCAAAGAAAAATTTCAAAAAGACCGCATTGCGTATGACCTAAAATGTTCCCCGATGGACTACCTACCTTGTATGTTGTATATGATGAAACAAGTGGAAGCGAGTAGCGAATCTATACAAAATGTATTTCCACTACGAAGCAGTATTTTACCCCATTATATACGCTTGGATACGACCACCCTAGTTAACCTACTGATGCGAAAAGAACAAGGAAACAAAGGAGAGTATTTGACGGGCGGAAACCTGAAAAAAAACGAAGATAAAATATGGGAATTCTTTTTTCGTACCGAACGCAAATTGTTCCAGAAAACCAACTATTTGTTCCATCATATGATTTCTACCGACGGGGTCGGAGTGAGTATTTTATTTTTACGCAAAGATTTGGTAGGCAAACGAATTCCTGCGATGAAAAAGAAAGAAAATGCCGAACTGTATGTAGATGAATTGAAAGATACCACCGCTTATCAAAGCAAGAAAATCGTAGGCATAGACCCGAACAAGGGAGATTTAATTTACTGCGTAGATGGATGTTCCAAAGACAGTACAACCTTTAGGTATTCCCAAGACCAACGACGGAAAGAAACCAAGAGTAAAAAATACCGTAACATACTGTTACGAATGAAACATCATACAATACAAGGAAAAAACATCTACGCTTATGAAACGGAGTTGTCTCAATTCAACCGTAAGACTTTACATATAGACAAATACAAGGAATATTTAACCGTAAAAAATCACTGTAACCATGTAGTCGGTGCGTTTTACCAACGAGAATTGTTCCGTAAATTGAAATTCAGTAGTTACATCAATACGAAGCGTAACGAACAAAAAATGATGAACAATTTCAGGAAGACATTTGGAGAACCAGATAAGGTGGTGATTTGTATCGGGGACTGGGAACAACGAAAACAGATGAAATACAAAGAACCTACATTAGGTGTAGGAATGCGGACATTATTTCGTAAGAACAACTACCAAGTATTGCTGGTAGATGAATTTCGTACCTCGTGTCGTTGTTCCAAGTGCGAAGGTGGAATCTGTGAAAAATTCCTCCCAAGAATGAATCCAAAACCAAAGAAGGAAGATATACGGTTGGTACATGGTCTATTACGCTGTAAGAGCGGATGTGGAACATGGAACCGAGACCGTAATAGTGCTTCCAATATCTACAAAATAGCTTCTAATGCCATACATAACATGGCAAGACCAAGTTATTTATGTAGAGAAACTCAATGTATCATGCCACTTCACCGAGTTGGTAATACCCAAAATGTACGCAGGTCAGTGAGGACCAAACCTTGAATATTTTTTTTGCGCTTAACCGTGCCATTTTAAATGTTCAAGGGTGTATATACATTACACCGAGAAAATAATTTTAAATAGTTTTGCATAACATTATGCCTAAATGTTTTCATGTGCCCAAAAAATGATGTTTTAAATATTTGGACATAACATTATGCCTAAATGTTTCTTATGGACCCCATCTCCAAAAAAATAATTACATAATTGTCAATAATTATGTAACTCTGAAATAAATTTCGACTCAGGTGGGTTTCGATCCCACGACCTACTGGTGATCTGCGACTGCATAATATGCAGCCAAATGTAACAGCCAATTGTTCCTCCGATTGAACTACCGAGTCGGTAACAAAATTATTGACATTTTATTTTTTTTGGCTGCATGATTTTTCAAATCAAAAATCGATGCAGCCAACTTTTGTTTATATTTTATAAAAAATTGTTACGATAATGCGTAATATATGCGACTAAGCGGACTTGAACCGCTGGCCTATGGCTCATAAGACCATCGCTCTAATGTTGGGAAAATGAATCAATTCCAACCAACTGAGCTATAATCGCCTGCATTTACGCTAACAATTTTTATGTTTATTTTTTATGGTTTTTATTACTATCATTAATACTGTCTAACTACTACCATATACACATAATTATGTTGATCAAGTAGGCTCCCGGGGGAGCTTCCTCTGATACGTATATATCCCAACTACTCTTTATATGGTTTCGTACCATAAAATAACAATACAACCACAAATTCAAAAGTCCGCGGTATCGTCGTCATCCGCCTTCACTAGCGGTAGCTTAGGCATATAAACACTGTTACCACCCACCCCGCTCTGGGGGCGACTCGCTGCACCAACATGCAAAGAATGAGTAGTATGAATCGAACGACCCGAACGACCCGTCATATGCGAACGCGCACTCGAGATAGCCTTGTCCCGCTCGTACTTGATTTCTTGAACTTGGGCCTTGACATTGTCCGACGAGAACTCGGTCCGCGAATTAATACAAATCTCGGTTTCCAGGGTCTGCCCCTTGATCGCGGGCGGCAACATCGACTTCATGAAAACACATTTGCCCATGCTTCCATGACCTCGTGTGTGGCGTAGAGGCCAAGTTGGTTCGAAATCGTATATAACAAAGTCTGCACAAATATGGAGTACATATACGGTCTTATGGCGCGTTTAGTGTGTGCTTTCCCCAAATTATACAGCCGGAATTGCGTTTGTTCGTCGTTTTTCTTGATCGACAGCGCATAGTTGATGATCCGGATGATGATGGCCCCCTTCTCCGCGATTTTATTGAGACCGGTCGAGTGCGCACTCAGCACACTCTCAATCTTCTTGTTCTCGTCTACTAGTTCGAGCCGCTCATAAAAATCGTTGTAAAACAAGGTGATGCCGTTAAGCTCGACACCAGATTCGGTTTTTTCCCGTTTATTACAAATCAGCTTCCATGAATCCGCACACAACCGACAAATATCGTCATTGACCATAGGCACCAAAGGAAAGATGCTGGGGGTATAATGGGCCACTTGAACATCAAGGGGCACCGCGTATTTTTTCCCGAGCCTTTCTTGGATTTGGATGATGTCATTACTATCACTTTCAGGTATCACAAGCAAGCTCGTGGTTCCTCCCATATAGGTTATGACGTCAAATAACAAAACAACTAAATAATAGGCCCACCACGCCGCACCATCACACCTCTGACCAATAATGGAGTGCGCGTGCCAATGATCAACCACTTGTGATAACTGTAATATATTTTGTAAATCACAAGTTCTCCATTCAACGTATATGGGCCAGGATTCGCCACTGTTTGACGATGTGAAACATGTATTGAACGATATTGTTGGCGGAATAAAATACTGTGTCGAGAACACGGCGCATTGTTTGACCTGTACCGATCCGGACCACCCGGGGGAAATAAAACAGTTACATGTCGTCTATGGGCACCATAAACACGATTATAAGCCCCACCGCGTCAGGTTCTCGGAGGTCAATAGCGAACATTCCTTCCACGATTATATGGATAAAGTATTTCATAGGAAACAGGGACACTACAAACCGCCCCACCTTCACACCGTCGATCCCAAAATTGTTACCAAAGACCAGCACTTTTTCAAGACATTACACGTCTCGGAATAGCACCCAAAAATAATAAATTTATGTAAACAAAATAAACATAGGTTCTCCATAATACCATATATAGATGGAACGGCTAGACAATATTAAAAATATCATCGAAGGATTGAACAAGCACCACCAAGTCGAGATACTGAAAATTTTAGATAGATCTAATTGTAAATTGAACGAGAACAAGAGCGGGGTGTATGTGAACATGTCGTATTTGAACGAAGAGACAATACAAGAGCTGGAAAAGTACTTGGACTATATCAAGGATCAGGAGGAATCGCTGGTCACCATGGAACACCAAAAAGAGGAATTTAAAAACACGTATTTTATTGATGGCGACAACACATAGCACTAATGATTATAAAAAAGAAAATAAAGGTATCGCGACAATAATCTATAGCGATATATCAACAACAACCCGAACATGTTTGTGTCAAAATTTTTAAATAAATTGTTTTTTAACACAAACAACGAATGCTATTTCAGTACACTACTCAATTTGAATCAATATATGTTGACCAAGGGTCTGTATCGCGCGATTTTAGACCAATCGCACAATCAGGACCCCGAACCGGCCGCCAACAATATAACGATTGAGGTTGAGAGCAACAATGAACTAGACACCTCGAACGAGGCGGATTTTGGATCCAGCACCAACTCATCTAACGACGACCTGCTTCTCCAGCGCAAAAACGAGTTTCAACGCGAGGGACGCAACATCACCCCGATACCGTTCACAGTGAATACAGAACCAATAACACCTGAAAATGTGTTTCGACCTATACGAGCGAGTCCGGTTCGGGGTCCGACCCCTTCTACCCAAGGCCCTACCAAAGGTTGTGCCGAAGGCCTTATTGAAACCCCTTTTTCGGGCGCCTACTCGCCCAAACAACCCGACACACTCTTTTGGTGTATTTTCATCATTGCCAACGGATACGGCGAATACATCAATGTCGGCCGCAATTACGGGGTAAAAGAGCTCGAAATCAAGCAAAAAGTGGGGGAATTCGTGTCGAAATGCGAATATAAAAAGTATGCTACCAACTACAAGATCACGAACGCACTCCGCCAAGAAATACATTCGGAACTATTGACCAGCCAAAAAGAAACCAGCTTCCCGTGCCTGATGGTACTGTGCTGTTTTTATAAGATCAATGTGGTGTTGGTCCATCCAACATCGAAGATCATGTTGGAATTTGTGTCAGACAACGACGAAGACACGCCTTATTATGTCTTGAAACGTGATAATGTGGGGAAATATAGTGTGGATACTGATAAAAAGACGTGGAAGGATATCCAAGAAATGAAGGGGCGTTTAGTATGCCTGGATAACTATTTGAAACCGATGAAAGCGATGGGAAATTATAAAATCGATGATTTGGAGGCGCTGGCGAATCGACTGGGGGTGTTTGATGGGACGAAGAAATACAAAAAGGCGGGACTGTACCAGACGGTATGTCAAGCCATCACGTGGGAAAGCCCTTCAATCAAAAAGTAAACCCAGGTCACCAATGACTTTTACTGCAAGGATGGGATCATAAGGGAAACCTGGGTTTCCCTTAAAAATTGAAATAGTTAAAAGGGCGTAAATATATGATATTATAATATACCACATATTTAACTAATAAAATGGAGAAATCTCCAGACAAATCATTGAAACAGCAAAAGCAGGCATTTGAAAATATAGTAAAAGAGTATTTAGAGAGCAATCCCATCATTCGCACGGGCCATCGACAAAACGAGCTCGAGATCCGTTTCGGTACCAACCATAAATTGGCCAAGCCCCTCTCTAAAATCGACTACGACAACGTGATCAAACAGCTTTATTCGTGCGGTTTTACGCCAGAAAACCCCGACGGACTCCAGATTTTACGTATTATTCCAGAAACCATCGACCCGCGCACCGGCAAGGCCAAGATGCAAATTCGCGCCGAGATCGTGGGTACGGATCTGATCCAAGAGTATTGTCGCACAAACAGTATCCAAAGCGTGATCAACATGCCGTCTACCCTCTTCAACAAGGTCAAGTTTACGAAAAAGATGACAGCGATGACCAAGGCAGGTGCTTTCATCCAGAAGGTCGACATGGACGATTTCAACTTCCGCGTCTCTTTCCAGACTGAACAGGACTATCACATCCAGACCGACGTGGCCCGCTCCATCATCGCTCGGTGG